AGGTGTCGGCCTTGTTGGTGTAGGTCTCGTTGCCCAGCGTGCCATGCTTGAGCTCACCACCGGGGGCGACCACCTCGTACTGGTCCTTGCCGATCAAGCGGTAGCTGGTGACCGTCTTGAAGTCGCTCACGTTCCGCACGGCACAGATGTTCCGCCAGGTGCGCTCCACCGAGAAGAAGCCTTCCAGCAGGAACTTGTTGGCCACGTTGGACAGGATCCCGCCGATGTCGATGGTCGAGAATCCAGCCTCGATGTTCGGGCGGAAGGCGAACCGCAGCACGGCCCGCGCGTCCCGGAAGTTGCGCCCCGTGTAGCCATTCGCCCAGGCGGCTTCCAGCAACAGTTCCTGCAACCCGATCGATCCGCGGAACCGCCGATCAGCCGCTTCCAGCGTCGCCGCATCGAACGTCTGCTCGACGTTCTGCAGGCCGGCCGACAAGAAGCAGGCCGCTTCCAGGACCGCCGCCGACGGCATGTCCGGCCGGACGCCGATGATGGCCGGCCCCTGGGGGCGGCTCGCCCGCAGGACGGCCAGTTCGGTCTTCGTCACGTCCCAGCCTTCGGCGACCGCCCGGGCTTCGATGTCCGGGAAGTGCCCCAGGCACAGGTTGTGGATGTCGCGGATGCGTTTCAACTCGGCCGCGGCGTCACTCTGAACCTGGGCTACGACGTCTGGCGGGCGTTGGTCGGTAGGCGCGGGCGGGGTTGCCGGCGTGGGCGGGACCGGCGGGGAGACCGGGGCCGGGACCGGCGCGGGCGGGCTGGGTTCGGCGAACATGGCCTGCAGGCTCGCCCGATTCCGTTCGTCCAGGGTTTCCACGTTGAACCCGTGTTGTTCCGCCCAAGCATCGAATTCCATCGTCGTGACCTCCAAGTGGGGTTGGCCCGCTTCCGCAGCGACGCGGGCGTAGGTGTCGTCGTCGGCTCCCAGAGCCACAAAGCTCACTTCGCCCAGCGTCGACTTGCGGGCGATGTACACGGGGCCGGTGAACTCGCGGCCGTTGGCCGTGGCCGTCTTACCATCGGTGATGAACACCACCTTCTCGGCCACCGCGCCGATCGACGCTTGCCAAGGGAAGCCGTTCTCGCTGGTGGCGATGATCTCTTGCGCCGTGGCGCCGATTCCCGAAATCACGCCCGCCACTTCCAGCGTCTGCTCGGCGACCGTGATCTCGTCCGTATGACCTACGATCTGGCCCGGGTTGTGGTCCTTCAGGATCGGCCGCGACTTCTTCGAGATGCGCAGGCCGGCCAGGTCCACGACCACCGGATAGCGCCAGCCGGCCAGTTGCATGGCGCCGCCCGTGTAGGCCGTCATGGTGAACCGGCGGAGCGGCGGCTTGTCACCTTCCAGCGGCATGGCGGCTTCCAGGCGGATGCCACCACCGTCATCGCAGAACAGGCGTAACCGGGTCGGCACGCGTTCAGGCGTCCGCGGCGGATTCTTCAGGGACTTCATCGAGGACCTCGGGTGAAGAAGGGACAGCAGTGGCGACCGTCAGGCCGAGCTCGGCCATCAGTTCCAGTTCCTTGGCCCGCTGCCGGAGTTCGGCTTCCCAGTCGCGGCCCTGGCGGGCGTACTCGTGGGCCAGGGTGGTCGTATGGTTCGTCAATCGCGTGGCCTGGGCCGTGGCTTCCTTCTGGGGATCGACATGGTCGTTGCCATCCCACATCCACTGGTGCGACAGGTCGGCGTCGAGCGTGCGCAGGGAGTCGGGCAGATAGCCTTCGATCAGGACGGCCTCGTCCAGCCACGCGGCCAGGAGTCGGTCCAGTACGACCAGGCCCAGGTGGGCCTGTTCGACGCGGATCGATTTGTAGTAGACCTGGTGGTCAAGCCGGCCGGACGCATAGTTGTAAGACGAGGAATTGCAGGCCGCGACGTTGTAGGGCATGTTCAGGCAGCGGGCGATTTCGTTCAGAATTTCGCGCTTGAACTCCGCATACGTCGTCGCCGGTTGTTCCGCCTGCAACTGGCTCATCTTCCAGCCGCCAGGCATCGTGAGCAGAGCCCGCTTTTCCAGTTCGATGGGCTCGAACGGTTCGGCCGCATCCGCCTCGCCGTTGGCCGGTGCGTCGGTGTACAGGATGCCGGCGAAATCGGCAGCCGTCTCAGCCGCGGCCAGCACCGCCAGCGTGAATCGTCGCAGTTGGGCGAACAGCGGCAGGGCCGGCGTGATATCCGGAATGCCCCGGTTCTGCCCCGGTCGATCGCAGCGGAAGTAGTGCACCACGGCACGGGCCGGAAGCCGGTCGACCGTCGAGTCCCACAGGCCGCGGGCGTCGCCCGGATGGTAACGCAGCACGTGGTACTCGGCCGGGTTGCCAAACGTGTCGAACACGATCCCGTCGATCGCGTTGGGCTGATCCTGCGTGCAGTCCGGCGTGGTCACTTGGTCCGCTTCAACGAGCTTGACGTCCAAGGTCACGGGTGTGGCCAGCTTTTCGTTGTTCGTGAGGACGCCAAACGCCTCGCCGTCTTCCGCACGGGCGACACGCATGGTCCGCAGCTTCTCCGCCAACCTCACGGCCTGCGACCAATGGGTGAACTCGCGTTCCACGAACCGATTGGCGGCGGCATCTGACGTCAGCATCTGCAGCCGTGGACCGGTGCCGACCGCGTCGTTGCAGAGGGTCAAAACGATGCCACGGGCGTAGCTGTTGTTGGCGACTTCGTAGCGGGCCCGGTTGCGGAGGACCCGCCGCACGTCTGGGCTGTTGGCCGCGTTGGCACTCAGCCCATCCGCGTTCGCCCAGTGGCGGCGGTTGTCCTCCGAGGTCGCAGCCGCGTCGTAGCGCGCCCGCACCACTCGGATCGGACGCGCATACGCCCCGTTGCGACCGGGCTTACGAACGAACAGCTTAGTGAGCCACCGCAGCATCGGATTTCTTCTTCAGTAGGAGACCTTGCCTTGCCGCGCCGAGCCGTGCCCTGCCACGCCATGACGCGCCCAGCCGAGCCGTGCCATGCCGGGCCACGCGAGGCCTGGCCTTGCCAAGTCGCTAGTCCGCGCCAGGCGGACTGAGCCGGCTGATTCGCAAGCCACGATGCTTCTTCTTGACGGCTTCTTTCGCAGCGAGAAACTTGGCCGCTTCGACTTGGTCAGCAAGCGAGTGCTGCTCGACCGAACCCGCGTCGCCCGAGACCTTGGCTGGGCCAGCAGCGTTGTCGCGGATTTGGTCGTCCAGGTCGTCAGCCACGAATCGCGTCTCGTTTGAATCAGAAAGAAATGTGCCTCTACTATTTACCTACCGGAATCCGAGACGCGTTGGCGGGAGAATCTCCGACGATTGCCGAAGTCGTGCTACATCTAGCAACGCGCGCTGGCATTCCCCCGATCGGCGCCTCGAACGTCACGATCTTGCGACCACAGTAGCGGCACACCTTTCGGCGGCGGATGCGACCGGAGCGGAGCGGTTCCGTGTGCGTGGTGTAGAAATGCCGACACCCGCACTGCGGGCATTGGAGACCCCGATCCACGGTAGGCTGGGCATCTGTTCTCACCGCTGTTTGCTCCGTTGCAGTTCCGCAAAACTAACTCGCCTCCCTCTCGTCGGGACAGGGATGCTGGTTCCCAGCAGCACGGCCCCCTGGATGGACGCGGCCACGGCGCAGCCCACCACACCATCGAACCAGTGGTTGTCGCTCCGGTCGGGCCGCAGCTTCCATTCGTCCACCGTGCGCCCCCGGCCTTCCGTGCGCACCCGGTACTCGGCCGTCAGGTGCTCGGCGAACAGCCGATGCTGGTACCGATCCCGACCAAACAACGACAGGCAGCCCGCATCGCCCATCGCGGTCGCCAGGCGCGCGTACACGAACGACTTCCAGTAGTTCGAATCGAACAGGACGTAGCGGACCGCCCGCTTCCCGCGCACGTTGGGCATCCGCCAGTTGTGTCCCAGGCGATCGCCCAGCTTCCGCTTGTACTCCGAGAAGGGAAGGCTCGAGGCGCCCACGTAGCGCCCGTGGCTGGGCATCAGCACGGCCGCGTGCGGCGACTGGCGGCAGAACTGGTACACCACGTCGGTCGAGTTGCCCCAGTTGGCGTCGATCAGGCAACGGTCGATCTTCAACTCCGCCCCGTCATCCCGGCGAAACGCACGGGAGAGGTACAGGTTGGTCAGGCTTTCCAGGCCGGCGTAGATCGAACCCTCCAGCCCCGCTGTCTTCGTGGCCTGGGCCAACGTGCGTTGGGCGTCGCGCAGGGTGAAGTACTCGCGCTGCTGGTCGGGATACGCACCGTAGTCGATCACGTACCCCGTGAAGTCCTCCTCCCAGGCCGCCAGCACGAAGAACAACAGGCTCTGCTGGACGTCGACGAACATGGTCAGGTAGCTCGCGGCGATCGGAATCTCGCCGCGCTGCAGGCCGTTGGCCTTGGCCGCGATCTGGTCGGCCGTGAGGTCTTCCTCGGTGGCAGCGTCCTGCGCCAGGGGTTCGTTCTGGTACTCGGCGAAGAAGGCCGCCTCGTCCTGCAGCTTCAAGTTCATCGCGTGCTGCACGGCCGAGGCCTCATCGTGGTTGTAGCGTTGTGCCCACGCCACCACGGCACCGTCGTCCATGTCGGCCTGGTGCCGGCGGTAGAACTCCGTGGCCTCCGCGATCCCCACCCCGCGCCGCAGGCCGTCGGCGCGGATCTCCGCGTAGCGGGCCCAGAGCTTCTCGCTCGTCGGGAACGCGTACAGCATCTTGGTGCGTTCCCCGTTCCATTCCGGGTGCTGGTCGCGATTCAGGATGTTGTCCGCCATGTCGCCCGGGCGGATCACCGTGCAGGGCATGACGCCGGCGATCTTCCGGCCGGGGCCCGCCAAGCCCAACACGGCGCCGGCCAGGATGCTCTCCCGCGTGGCGCACTGCGACAGGGACCGGGCCGATTCGTCCGTCTGCGGATCGTCCAAAACGACCAGCGACGGGCGGACCGTCTTGCCGTCCGCCCGCTTGTACTTCATCCCGCGGATCCGCCCGGTGATGCCGGCGACCTTGATGATCGCACCGCTGGCGGGGCTGTCGGGCATGGTCGGCAGGACGATCTCCTTGGCGGTCCAGCCGATGTGCGTCCGCTCGCCCTGGTAGAGTTGGCCGCTGCAACGGTTGGCGATCCCGTCCAAGCACTGGATCGGGTAGACCACCTCCGGGAAGTCCTCGACGAGCAGGTCGTTGCCGTCCAGTTCCGTCTTGATCGACTCCAGCATATCCATGGCATGGCCTTCGTCCGAGCCGATCAAGCACACGAAATCCCGGTGCCCATAGAGCACGGCCCAGATGCAGGCCACCTCCGCACACGAGCTCTTGCCGCTCCCGCGAGGCATGGCCATCGCGAACAGCCCCCCGTGCCGCACGGCCTGCTCGATCTTGGTGATGACCTTCAGGTGGTCTGGCGACCACGCCAAGTGGAACGTGAGCGGGAAGTACGACTCGCAGAAGAACCGGAAGTCAACCGCTGCTTTCGCCTTCCGCTCCGGATGGACCACCGCCGGCAACTCGCCGATGTCGCGGCCCGCCAACGAGAGCGCCGCGCTGCGAGCGCGCGCCCGTTCCTTGACGGCCGCATACGGATCGCCTTCCGGTTCGGGCTTGGGCTGGTGACGCACCTGAACCAACCACGCCACGTAACGGAACAGGTCCACGTGCTTGCCGTCGCCGATGCGGAAGCCGGCCCGCTGGCGATGGCGGTACAGCTGCCGTTCGCTGATCACCTCGCCCCGCGGGGTGGAATTCAGCAGCCGGCACAGGTCGCTCGGACGTAGCTTGCGCGGGTCAACCGGCATGGCCTAGGCCTCCTAGCAACCAAGCGGCGAAGTTCACGAGGTTGATCGTCCCGTCCGGGTTTGTCGGGGCCCCGGCGTCGATGTCCGCCTGCAACATTTCGACCGTGACCGAACGTGTCCCGAGGGCGGAGAGAATACGAGCTAGGTCCGCCAGCCGTAAGGCCTGGGGGTTTAACTGCGGACCATGCCGTCCGTCAG